GTATGCTGATATCCATCGACGCGTGGATATGCGCAAAAAGAAAGTAGATGTATTCACAGCAGAAGTACACCTTTTCACCATCGATGTTGTATATACTAATATATCAAAGAACTAACCGAAACAAGAACACACCCAATATAATAAATAAAAATGTGGGAGGCAAGTCCCATTTAACCAGTTTTTACTAAAACCCAAAAATACCAAAAATCGAGATTTAACAAATTTTTCCATACCGACAAAAATATATACTATGTATAGGCATGGATGAGGTCTACATAATACTAGAAATACAAATAATAGCGATAACATACATGATATGGTTATTATATAAAGACTCCGAAAACAGAACATAACTTCATCATATATTCAGTATAAACCAAAGTAGGCAACATATGTATGAATATGAGAGAACACATTCAACACACAAAACGTAAATTAAGACCTGTCACCAGATGTAAGAGCGGATGTTAGCTTTTCTTGAAGTTATATTAGCAGCAATAGGGTTAACACTTATAATAACCCAATCAAGGTTATTTAGATTCATACATCGGTGGTATCTATTCCAATGTCCTATGTGTTTCGGTTTTTGGGCAGGTCTAATTACTTTTCTCCTACACACATATCACTGGGATATTATCAATTACGGTTTTATCTCCTCTCTATTTTCCTATATTTGCTATTTAATGATCCGTCCTCTCATGGAAAGATTTGATTAGTATGCTGATATATACGGATATTGGTATAAACATATGTAAGTAAAGAAAAGAATCTCGAAGGAGACTTGGCTCCCTCAATTCTTGTTCGTATATTTAAGTATAAATTAAGGTTATGAAAAATTCAACAAAAACACTATTAATACTCGCATTAGTTTTCTATTTGCTAATGTTATTTTCTTCTTGCACTAAGCAAGAAACAATCCATCAAGATCTTTGTGATGGAAATTGTGGGACTTCTTATGAAGTTATTTATAAAGGTCAACCAATTCAACAAAATCCCAATGGTTTTTATGAAATTCAATGGGATGGTTTAAATTATTTCCAAATTAAAGGCGATTTAACCCCACTTAATGATCAATATGTCATAAATGATGTGCCCCTAATACAAGCTAACTTTGATTCCGATTATTGGATTGTAGTAGATAGCATAAGATTCCAAACTCCTATGTTTTCTTATTTAGGTTGGTTTAATAATAATAGTCTAAATACACCTATTCCATTTGGTAATCATACTTACACTATGATCGATTTAATTAGCTTGCATCCCCCGCTTAATATTGTAGGATATCAAATACCTAAACATTTTTGTTGGGATTGTCCATATGCTTCAACTATAGTAGGTACACATTCAAAATACAATTATAACCCCACACAAAATATTATACTAGATAATGAAATGGTTGGGGATACATTAAACATTTTTATAGAAACCATATTCAATACTGAAGGTGGAGTCACATATCATGGGCAAACAAGTCCAGTTCCTCAAGAAATTATAGAAAATCAAATAAAAGTTATAGTAATATGAAAAGGATCAAAATAAAGGAAGCAAAAAACCATTTTTCAAGAGAAGAAGATCTTACAGATGCACCTATAAGATTTTACACCCTTGAAGAAGATGAAGATGGTTGGGAAAAGGTTACATACTATACCTCTAGAAGAAAAGACCAATATTCCAACAGAGGTAAAGCAGACCAATGGGTTTACATTATGAGTAATCCCTCAGTTCCAGGGTTGTTAAAAATAGGTTATACTAAAAATGAACCAGAGTATAGAGCTAAACAATTATCTTCATCCACAGGGGTGGCTTTACCCTATAAAGTCGAATGGGCATTTCAATGTTTTAATGGTGAGGCTCTAGAACACGAAGTCCACCATGAATTAGAATCTTACCGTGTAAATCAACAAAGAGAATTCTTTGACATACCCTTAAATGAAGCCAAAGAGGCTATTGTTAAAATCGGAAAAAATTACATATAATGAGAGATTTAAAAAAAGAACTATTACAAAAAAAAGGTGGGGATTTTCCAAAATGGTACGCATCCCTATCCAAACTAGAAAAAATAGAATATGGACTTATGTTAGAGGAAATGTCCAAAAATTATAGGTCATCCTAGAAATAGTTATATTAACACATATTTATATAAAAACCCACGTTATGAAAAAATCAATCTTACTTTTAACATTATTATTTAGTATTAATATTTTAACCTCCCAATGTCTTACCTACAAATATGCCAACGCACCTTTTGTCAACCCCACCACAGGTCCTGATTTAACAGGAGTTACCTGTGTTGATGTTTCTTGTGCTAATGGGAATGGTAACTATGAAGGTGGAAATGGTTCATTATTTATGGATAATTCACTTTTTAATTGTTTTTCTGAAGTTTCAACTGGTTGGTATTCCCATGATGGGGGTTTTAATTGGCATTACTTTGACCAATCAGGACCATTTTTTGGAACTTATGTACTAAGTCAACCAAATGGTAATCCTCTTCTTCCTTCTAATGGAAGTGCTTGTAGTAGTTGTTCGGATATGGTAGGAATCTCATTTTATGTAACCTCAGATAATGGGGGCTTACCTGAGTGTGGTGGAGTAAGTGCAGATCAAGCAGGTTCAGGTAAACATTATAGTTTAGATGGTAATCCTGTTAACACAATTAACAGAACAAGTGTGTTTAAGGGAGATTGTTCGCTTGCACCCGCAGGTTGGTATTCTCTAGATTGGGATTTAGGGGCAGGTACTGGTGAGTTTTTCTTTTGGGATGGTGGTGGAGGATGGGGTGGTGGTTCCTCAAGTTGTGGGGGAGCTTTACCTATTGATTTAGTTTCTTTTGATGGAGAAGTAATAGGAGGATCTGTTAGATTAAATTGGGTTGTAGCATCTCAAATTAACAATGATTATTTTACTATTAAAAAAACATACGATTTTAATGAATGGGAGGATGTTTCAATGGTTGATGGAATTGGTAATACTAATACTGAAATGTCATATACTGTTTATGATGAAAACCCTAGGGAAGGTGTAACTTACTATAGACTATCTCAAACAGATTATGATGGTACAACAAAATCTTTCCTACCCATAGCTATCACAATTAAAGGAGATAGAAGAAAAATCATAAAAAGTACAAATCTATGGGGGCAGTCTGTAGAAAGTTCATATCATGGTATAGTTATAACCATATGGGATAATGGGGATATAACCAAAACCATGAAAGAATAAATTGATAAGTTTTATTACTATATATTTGCTAGTTGGGTGTTTATGGATGCTTATGCTCCAATACCTAAATGATAATCTTGTTATTGAGAAACAACTACAACTGGAAGTCATAGACATATTAATTGGAATGTTAATTTGGCCCCTATCTTTATTAATTTTTATAAGATCTATACTTAATAGATAAAAAATTTATGATTGAACTATTAGTTTTAACTATCGCTATTACTCTGCTTTATTTACTACTACCTGTTATTATTATTTTTATGATTTTAAAATATGTTTTTACGGGTAATAAGAAAATGCTAGCGGTATGGTTTTATAGAACTTCTAGAGAAATTGATATATTTGCCAATGTTATTGGAGCTGAGTTTTGGAATAGTGTTTTTATTATAGATGGGGGGTATAAATTTGGTAACCCCAAAGAAACAATATCATCAGTATTAGGTAAAAACCAACGTAAAAAAACCTTAACTTTAATGGGTGATTTAATTAGATGGATTTTGGATAGAATTGAAGAAGACCATTGTTTAAATTCCATAAATGAAGATGCTACAAACACCCACAAAGACACATCTAAATAATACCTAAATCCATATATAAAATACGCAAGTAAATGCTATATATACGCGATTAAAAACATTACCTCAATATTTATATCCAAACACGCATATGTTGGAAGACTATATAGATATACTAGAAAAGGCTGTAATGGAAAATGTAAGGGAACTTGAAGAACCCTCAAGGGAGTATACTTTAAGTGAAATACAATGGATGGAAGGGTATACCCAATCCCTTAAGGATGTTTTAGCTGATTTGATTGATCAAAACCGTAATCAAGGTTCCGACTACTCTATATTATATAAATTCAATTTAAACTAATGTGGGTCCCCATTTCTCCTTTTATATATTTATATTAAATGGACATTAATAAAATATTTGGACTATTCGGTAAAAACGACCCTGATCGTAATTACCCAGAACCCTCTGATGAAGAAATCGAGGGGGTATTAGGGTTTGAAGAATTTAGAACAACCCCCACGTATCAATTAAAGATGTTCCAAAAAATAATACTTAATCATCTTTCATTTCAAAAAAGACTTGTTAATATGTTTAAAAATTCTGATCCTGAATTAGGTGATTTTGATGATTTGGAAGAAGCAGGTGAACATATGGCTTTTTATAGAGGGTGGGAGTATATAAGACTAGTAGATTTAGAAAAGGAAATTTGGCAAGATTGTATTAAGATCCAATCCCCAGGACTTTTAGAAGAATCATTAAATATGTCAATAAAATTCTTCGAATCCATAGAAGAATATGAAAAGTGTGCTTTTCTAACAGAAATTCAAAAGTTTTTTAAAGATAATTTGGAGACATAATCTCCATTCATTATATTCCAATCACGGGTTTAGAGAGAAAGATAAGAGAAGTAAAGAAAACCGAGAATAAAGAAAAAGGAATAAGTTGATAATGTTGGGTTTAGGATAACCTAACACCGTTTTATAAAATAAGTATATGAGAAATAAAAAATTAGTACAAAGACGCCTTTCCATGTTAGAAGGACAAATGAAGAAATTAGATTTCAACATTCATAGGGGAGGAAGTAGAACAGATATTAATTCTACCCAAAGAGAAATAATTGAAACTATCCAGGATTTAAAGGATATTATAGAAAGAGAAGAAGGATAATATGAATTTATCAGCAGAACAGATTCAATCAAATTGGGAAAAATTTTTAGGTTATATCAACACCTATATCTCAGGCCCTCGAAGAGAAAAACTTATTGAATTTTATAAAAAACATGAAGAAGAGGTTATCATGATGCCTGCTTCTCATAAAAAAGCTTACCATAATGCTTTTCCAGGAGGTTATATTGATCATGTTAATCGTGTAATCGAAGGTGCTTTAGCCACAAATAAAATATGGGTTGAGTTCGGAGCAGAACAAAATTACACAGTTGAAGAACTTGTATTTTCTGCTATAAACCATGATCTAGGGAAAATGGGTGATGGTGAAGAATATGCTCATAAACCATCTCAGGATGAATGGAGAAAAAAGAATTTAGGGGAAATGTATGAATTTAATAAAAAACTTTCATATATGTCAGTTCCAGAAAGATCAATTAAATTATTAGTTGATGCAGGTGTTACACCTACAGAAAATGAATGGTTAGCTATTCGTTTACATGATGGATTATATGATCCAGCAAATGAACCTTACTTAAAGTCATGGATGCCAGAGTTAAAACCACGTACTTCTTTGATTTATATTATTCATCAAGCAGACCTAATGGCTGCTAGAATTGAATTTGAAAAAGAGTGGATGCCTAAATTATATCAAACTCCAAAATCAGAAAAAAAGACTAATATTAATATTAAAACTAAAACTTTAGGATCAATTAAAAGTGAAGGATTAAAAAATATGTTAAACAGTTTATGATAGAAATAATTGTAATATCAATCACATCAATTTTAACCATAATATTTGGTTTTACTACCTTTAACCTCCTCAGAAAAAATGAGAAGCAAGAAGATGTACTTGTTGAATACCTTACATATTTAGATAAACTTTCTAAAACAATAGAAGCATCAGATAAAAAATTAAAGGAAATAGACAGGGCAGGAACATTCAAATCCGATGATGAGGTTGGTCACTTTTTCACATCAATCCAACAAATTCAAGATATTTTAAACGATTTTAAAGTAAAAGAACTTAAATAAACGTGGCTAAACGTAGAAAAAAAACCTCGAGGAATTACTTTACTCAAGAGACAGAGGACGCTATTGTAAGATACAATAATACAACCTGTACTGATGAGAAGAGTAAAATATATGGAGACGAAATCCATTATGGTTTCTTCAAACTCACAGAAAATATAATACACACATTCAAATTTTATTATACAGAAGTAGATAAAATTGAACATCTCCAACAAGAAATTAT